ATGGTTACAGTATCTCCTGGGTTAAATGATGCCGGTACACTCATTGCGTAACTTCCAGTAGAAGTTGTCCCGACATTAACACCAGGATTAACATTTACAATAATATCACTTGTTCCAGCAGAATAACTTGGATTTGCAGAAGCATTGCTCCAAACATCATAGTTTTGAGCAGGAGAGCTTATTGTAAGAGTTATATTTGGTCTGTTTTGCGTTCCATAAAATCTACCAATAGCTATCTGCCCAGAGGTAGGAACAGCCCCTTGTGGAGATCCACTGGTTCCTGAAGGCACTCTTCCACCGCCAGCGTAATATTCGCTTAACGAGTGTGGGACATCGCCACCAAACTCAGTGGCGATATCGTTTATGGATATAGAGCCAGAAGATGGTATTGCCATTTATCTATCCTTTACATTGTTCCGTATGCAGTTACGTTTCCTACACATGTAAGATTACCAGAAGCATCTAGCTTCATTTTGTTTGTCCCGCCAGTTGCAAAATACAACACTCCGGCAGATTCTGTAATTGTCCAATCGCCAAAATCAATTGTAGTGATATTTGCGGTTGTAGACGTTAATGTAGTAACAGTTCCAGATGTTATAGATCCACCTTGTGATAGGTAAGTTCCAGATGCTTGTTTGGCATCAAGTTGAGTCTGGATGTTACTTGTAACGCCATCTGTATAATTTAACTCTGTTACGGTCGCAGTAATGCCATCTAAAGCATTTAATTCTGCGGCAGTCGATGTAACTGCAACTCCGCCTACTTGCCAGCTTCCAGCAGTCAAGTTTGGCGCAATTGCCGTTGTTCCATCGAGCAAATCGTCCAAAGTATCTAAGTTATTATTTAACTTGGTTCCCCAAGTATCTTCAGATGCGCCGACTTCTGGTTTAGTGAGGCCGTAAGTCGTCGTTGTAGTATCAGCCATTTTTCACTCCTTTTAAGCGGCTATTTGTGTCCATGTTACAGAATTTGCGGCTATAGGCACCCATTTTTCTCTTGCTATAGCTACAGTTGATGATTCAAGAGAGACAAGTGCGCCACTGTTTCGCTTTCTTATGTAAGAAATTAATACAGAAGATGACGCAGATGTTGATCCAGACGCGGAGGCAATAAACACTCCATCTGCAGATCCAGAAGCAGAAGCTGAAGTAGATCCATCGCTTTCTCTTACTCTTGTTGAGTCAGATGTGTTTGACGATGCGGCAGATCCACTTGCAGACGCTGACTGCACTCTTGTTGCTGAAGATGTAGAGCTTACAGATGCAGAGGAAACAGTCTGTAAATTAGCTTGATCAAATGTATAACTTCCGTAAGTTGCAGTTCCATAAGAGAACATGTCCGATTCTTTAAGGACAAATTCCTCTGCAACACTTGAAGTTGATGATGTTAAGCTAATTAAACCTGTTGCAGAAAAAGTTCCTGCTCCATTACAGGTGTTTGTTGATGTTGCCGCAGATGTTCCGCTAGATTCTCTTACTTTTTTAGCTGTAGCAGTAGCAGAAGTAGTTGCAGATGCAGATCCATCGGCATTCGCCGTAAATCCTCCAATTGCAGAAAAACTTGCTACCGCAGACGCAGATGCAGAGCCAAATACTATCTTTTCACATACGGCGGTGTTGCTCGATGCCGCATTAATAGCAATAGGCAAACTTGCGGAACCAAACGTATACGATCCAAACGTACTGGTTCCGTAAGAAAATGCACTTGCGTTTTTAGTTGCCATTAGTCAAGAGTAATGTCTAGATCACCGGCTGGCACTCTGAAAACATCGCCAGTATCAATTGTTTTACTGCTGGTAAGTGCCGCATAAGCAATCAAATTTCCAGCAGTTGATGCGTCATATACTGCAACGTGCGTAACAGTGCCAAAGCTGGCTGTTGCTGTTGGGAACTCAACCGCCGCACTGGTGGTAGCGGTGTTTCCACTTACACTAAATGTAACAGTTTGCCTTGCATAAGCAGTTCCAGAAGTAGAAACTTCGGTCCCGCTTGCGTCATCGGCAGGATTGCTAGTAAATAGCGCCAAATATAGTGTTGAAGGCGCAGTATATGCGCTGTTTGTAAAAACGTGATCTAGTAACTCTGTTTCTAGATAATTTGAAAAGCTCATTAGCCTAGTCCTCTTACTTTAAGTGTTAAACCTGAACCAGAATACCTGGATCTCTCTGAACTCTCATTCAATCTTTGCACTGCGGCAGAATAAAGAGAAGCCCAAACCGTTGCCCTACCATCTTCCTGTAAGTATGGAGCAGAATGCATCAAAGTTCCATACAAATATACGTCAGGATCGCTTGTTAATAGCCAATTTGTGCTACTTGAAGCCAAATCAGGCACTTTTTGGTAATAAAGTAACTCAATTTCATATTGAGCATCTGGCGTTGGATATAGCTGAAATTGGCCATCTGCATGACAATAATACTCAGGCCTGCCAGACATATCTTCAGCGCCTTCTCGTTTATCAGACATGGAGGCTCTGGATATTAGGTCAAGCGTTGTGGTTCCAGTGCCTTGTACATGCATCCTGATTGTTTCGAGCCAATCTGCTGGGACTTGCATGTATTCGTCGCCAGCGTCTTGTTGAGCAGAACTTCTTGCCTCCATGCTGTAATGCCGAACATCGCGGTTAATTTGCGACTCGGCCAACTGAATAAACGTAGGTATGACGCTAGTCAGATCGCTACGGTTTAGGAAGTCTGCAACCGTCGATTGTAGAGTTGAGTAGTTTGTGATTGTCATTTATAGATTCTCCGGCATATTTTGCAATATTCCATAATTTTTTTCGCCGATAAGCCGTCTTTGACGCTCCATTGCGGCCCTTTTTGCGGCTTGATAATAATCATTAATTTCCATCAACATATCATCGTAAGTATATTCTTGCGTTGCCGCATTTACTCCAGGCTGATCGTAAGCGCCTCTATTTATTTGATTTCCTTGATCGTCTAATTTATATCCTATTGGCAATCCAGCCCATATTCCCCCAAGATCACTAGCAAAACCAGTAGGATCTTCGTACGCTCTTTTTGGAGTAAATTTACCTTCATGTGCTTGCTTAATTAGGTATTCAGCAATGGCTCTTTGAGCGTTTTCGTCGTATTTTCCTGCAGAAGGATCAATCCCAGAAGCAATTGCCCTATTAACAATAAATTCAGGCATGTTTTGATAAAGCCCAGACGCTCCAGTACCTTTACCTGTAGTTGCGGCAAATGCTTCATCAATTGTCATGTCTTTAGCTTTATAACTTTTATCTATATCTGAGAATTTTTTTGGAACACCTCCGATATTTACTGCGTTTGGATCATTTCCAGATTCTGCAATGCCTATTTTAGATAAAATTCCAGCAAGAAAAGGATCTGCTTGTGCATCCACCAAAAGAGTTCCGCCTCTGTTTTTGAATCCTACGCTTCTGAGATCGCTATTGCTGGCAGATCCGGCAGATTTAGTGGCTTTATCTATAACTCCAGTTTGCGGAACGCCTAATATCCTCTGAAGCTCTTTAACTTGATCAGCGCCAGCATTTTTTGCCCTGGTATAAGTATTTGGGCCAAGATAAGCGTCTATTTCTTCGCCCTGAAAGCCCAAATCGCTTTGTAACTGTATCAGCGCCCGTATTCTTTGTGGTATATCCATGTTCTATTTCCTAAAACAAGAGTCCAGTATCCAGATTTCTGGCATTTTTTCTATTATTTTTTTTATTTTGGTTAATTAAACCGCCAGTTGCGATTGGGGCGGCACTAAATAATGGCTGGCCCTGAGACACTTTGGATTTTAAATCTTCTGTAAGGTCTATCGACAAAAATTCTTTGTCCCCTTGATCACCAGCATTGATAACTGTCTTACCAGATTTTGTATTTAACCTTTTTTTGGCGTAATCTTTGACATAATTAGGAATCTTGTTGTCGTACCATTCCTTCATGCCCTTACCACCAATATCTAATTCCAATCCAGATATTGAATTTTTTTCGCCTCCAGCCATGATTTTATTAGCCAAATCTTTGCCAACTACAGCAGACAATGGTTTTCCTTTGTACATGTTGCGGTTATCGCCAATTCTGCCTGTTTGTATTACGCCCTCTTTGTCTACTGTCAGAATTATAGTGTTGTCAACACCTCCAGTTGTAGGTATCAAACTAATTCTTCTAATATCTGGAGATCCATCAAGAGTGTTTACATTTACCTGTTTAATGACTCTACTTATCTTATATCTTTCTATCTGCACAGCAGAATCAACAAAAGCTATTTTGTCGTAGCCACCTTTAACTGCCGCGTCTATAGCATTTTTTATCGCAACTTTATACCAGCTATCTTTGAATGGAGCCTCGTCAGGAGCTTGACCTTTTAAATCCCAAGACGTTCTGTCAACCGCCTCTTCTTCTGCTACTGTCCTTGAATTAAATGTATCTACTACGTCTCCGTCAGAATTAACTAAGTCGTATTGATCCATATCATTTTGGACTACTTTGTATTTGCTATCTGAATATTTTGCGTATCCCTTATCTCTCCCGACTTGATGTAAATCAGACTGGACTTCTTCTACCAAGAAAACTTTTTTGCCGTCGGCATCGGTTCTACCTGTGCCTCGAACCCATCCAACTACATTCTCTTCGTTTTCGTAATGTCTTCCATACCACTTGAATTGAGAGTTTGGAGCTTTAATTAATAGCTCAACATCATCTGAAATTGTTCCAGGTAAAGTCCATTTAGTATATTGAGGAACATCAAAAAACCCTTCATTCGAGATATTTAAGTTTTTAAATTCTACTTTAGGTTTATTCCTATTAATGTATTGTTGGACTTCTTCTCTAGTTAAATTTGGCTTGCTTTGCAAAAACTTATCAAGCCCCATAAATTCAATTTCTTCATTGGTTACATTTGCGCTATTTTTTATATCGTTCAAGTATCCTTGCCCTGGGCCTGATTTTCTTTTCAAGTTTAGTCCAGCTTGCTCAACGGCAGAATAAAATCCTTGCTCGTTTCTTTGTGCTAGTTGTGCGACTTGATTTCCTCCTGGTGGAACTGCATATCTATTTGCGCCGATTGCATCCATAGCATTTTGATACATGCGACCAGCTACTTCTGGAGCGCCCTCTAACAATGCTTTGCCGCCTCTGCCAATTGCTTTTGCTCCACTTATTACTGGCTTTGCAGATCCAGCGCCAAGCAATCCAGCATCTAGCACTTGTTG